TAGGAATTCTTTGTGTTGTACTGCCATATACAATCGGAGTGAACCAAGTCCTCCCCAAATGTCGTCTTTGCTGTGTGTTGCCAACCATTCCATTACTTCTGATGCACTGAAAGGCAGCTGTGCTGTCTTTGGTCGAACATCAATTTCTTGTAGTGTTGGTTTTACTGTCTCAGCAATGTTACCACCCTCTGCTGTACCACCTAGAACAGTGTTGCTCTGGTTAGTATTTAGAGTTGGTTTGGAAGTAATAACCCTCCATCCAGACTTATCCCATGGATACTTTGGTAAAATACCAAATGCATTTGCTTCAAGGTTGAGTTGAGCCCATGCGTATGCTCCGAAGATTGCGTTGAATGTACCAGTTGTACTTGTAGTAACTGGGGCATCTGCTTTTCTAAGGAGGTTTCTGTTGTAACCATAGTAGAGTGCTTCGAGTTCATCAATGGTTTTAATTTGAACCATTTTAGAAACCTCTTACCTCTTCGTCCGAAGGTGTGTAATATTTTCCTGCCAGAATATTTTGTGCAACTTTACTTAAACCCTCGTAACCTTGTGTACGTGCATCTTTCAAAATTGGTGAAAAGTCCTGTGAGGATTTTTCAACAGTCTCTAATGCTGCACCTGGTCTTGGAGTTTCTGTGGTAAAGGTGTGAGAAGATTTCTCAACTAGCTGTGATTTCTCTGATGCTCTTAGCTTACCCTGATCGGTTTGAGGTTTGTCCTCACCAGATCTATCAGAATCTAATCCTGATTGATCCCCTTGTGGATAAGGTTTTTCAGGCACTTTGACATCTGCACCAACGTCTTCGCCTCCAGAACCTTGTGGTTTCAAAGGAAGGTCGGTTGGTTTCTCTAAAGCTTTTAATCTGCTATCAATTGATTTGACAGCATCACTAACGCCAGTTTGACCTGTTGCTAATGATTTGATCTGCTCTACGAGAGAATCAATGCTTGTTTTGATTGCGTCAACTGACTTGTCTTTAGAATCCTCTTCCTCGACATGTTCTGTCTTGGATTTCTCTTCTACTTCCTCATCAATTGATTTGTCTTCAATATCTTTGGCTTCTATATTGTCTTTGTCTGCCATGTTATTATTAGTATTTAAATTTTTGGGGTTTATATATTTTACCTTTTTACCCTCTTCTACCTCTTCTGTGATCTGTGCTATTGGTTCACTGCCTTGTTGGGCTGTATTATACCCACCAAGTCCTCTAACTCCCATTCCTCTAGAGTTATCTAAACCATCTTTTCTCTTATCTTCTGTCTCTTTTGGCTGTGGATGACCTGTTCCAACCCACTCTTCTTTCATTTTTCTACCAGAACTCGCATCTTCGTTAACATCTTGATTATTCATACTATGATTAGTTCCATCTGTTTCTGCATCTGAAACACCTTCTTTTCCACCATCACCTGCTCCAGAGTCATCTTTTACAAATGATCCTACTATCTTTTCAGCCTGTTCTTTTGTTTTTCCATCTGCTATTAATTTTTGAACTTTACCTGAAAATGTATCCTCTTCTGATAGATTAGCGTCTTTATGAACAACACATCCAAAATTATCACATTTAATCAACATTTTACCATTACCTAATTCTTCACCCTTTGTGATTGATTTTGCCAATGGATTATAATCCGTAATTAATGCTAATGGAACTGCTGGATCTTCACACACTGCTACCTCATAATGCTCTAAATCCTTTAAGGCATATGCAACTGAACCATCTTTCATTGTAATTGGCTCTCTATCAGACCGTGTTGCCCCACCAAATGATAATCCCTTATACTCACCAGATTTAATCTTCTCCCAGATATCATCGTCTAAATCATAATTTTTGTGGATTTTTCCTGTTATTTTGATAGCAGGTATACTTCTTCCATCACTTTCAATTTCTAACCTTGCAAAGTTAATACCTTTTCCTACTATACGATTACTATGAGTATCACTGATCGGTGCTCCTCTATCCATCCATACTGGTAAAACCTTCATTAATTCATCTGTTATTGTTATTTCTCCCTGTTTATCCTTCATTTGAACTGTGAGTATTCCCTCAAAATATCTTTCATCTGAGTTTACTGCTTCTAAACTTTTGGTTAGGGTATCCCTAAAAAACAGTCCTTCCATCATTTATATTGAATTAGTCTTTGTTTATAAAGTTTATCAAAAAAAAGAAAGGTAGGGTGGAAAAATAATACCTACTTAGTCCTTTTTAGCCTTTGTTATAGCAAAGTCAGCAGCAAAACCAGTTGTTAAGCCTATTAAGGCTAAACCGATTGTGCCAATACCTTCTGTCGCAAGAGTTTGTGCTATTGCGATTGCAGCGAAGGACGAGATGATGAGAGCACCTGCGAGTTTCTTTGCAGAGTAAGTCTCCTCACTGTGTAAGTATCCTCTTAGAGTGTTCAATCCTGCTCCTATTACTGCTGCTACAACAGTTATTAGTACTGGATCGACCATGGTGAGACCTCAGAAAAGGAGAATATAAAGTTTATTCAAATGTTAGGCATGTGTTACATATACGCTTACTAAATTCACGTAACCACTCACATCTTGGTTTCTTAGTTTCTTTTGGATTTACCATTTTGTTTACCCCATTCAGCAGCTTCTTTTGATATTGAGAGACCAGTAACGAAACATGCAGATATTGCTGCTATTAGTATCGACATCTCAAATGTTAATCCTACATTATAAATAGATTCAGCCACATTACCACCAACTAATGGTGAGAAAAATGAAACTCCAAAATTACCTGTAACTTTGGCTATACCCTTCTTTATCGTAATATCCATATAAATTGTTAATATCTCTAGTATATAATTATTTTATCGGTCTTAGAATCTTTTCAGATATCAACTTCATAAGTATTAATGGATCATTCATTATTACCTCTACAAATAAGACATCTCCCCCTGCCTGACCTGAATACCTACCACAACCATAGCATATGAACACAGTATGTGTTCCATCAGTATATCCATACATTTTCTTCTTACATGAACAAATATTGTCATCATCCATAAAATTTCATGGAATCGTTTATTAATAAGTATTTTTATAGATTTATATGGCAACATCATTTCATGTTTATGATAATATGGAAACATTCAAGAAAAGATATGGTGAGAACTTTAATTTGTTAGAATACACAACAAAGATAGTAGATTGCTTTGTAAAGGGTGAAAAACTATATGTTGTAACAAATACTAACTTAGAAAAAGAAAGACCACAATTATATAGAACTATTGTTCATTTTAGAAATGGTAGTGCAGATAAATTTCTAGAGGGAGATGAAAAACTTGTTTTACATAGAAAAATACATTATAATCCAAAAAATAATAATGTAGAGTTTTTTAGAAGATTTTTAAGGAAATCATTGTTAAAATTCTTTGTTGGAAGATTTCATGGTGATTTACCAAAAAAATGTACTGAAATAGATTGGTCAGAAAGATTTTATGATACAATAAACGATAGGATAAATTTGGTGTTAAAAAATGAATCTTGACTTTCTTTCGTTAAAATCATTAACAGATACTAATAAAAAACTTGATCAGGTGGTTGATAAGCTAGATACAATACAAAAATTACTGGAATTACTACTTACACCACCAGATCTTCTTGAATATAATAAATGGAAGTTAGAAAAGAGAAAAGGACTCTAACGTTTATTCTGAGAACCATCTGACATTAATTTCATCCAATCCTTGCCTAATTTCTTTCTCATCTTAATCCAAAATGGATCTGCCTTAAACATTCCACCTTTTTTGTTATATTCCTTAGTAACATTCGCTATACGTCTGTGACAACTTCTACAGAACCTACCATTGATTTGTTCTATGTTAAATTTATAATAACCACAGAAAAAACATAACCCATACATTTTTTGACTTACTGTAGCAAGTAGTGGCTCTCTACCACGCTTTCCAGCACATTCAGCACATATATCTGCTATTGTGGCTGATGTTGCATCAGTTTTAAGACAGTTTAGACATACTGCTTCCTTATAGTTGTTAACCTTGGTATACTCATTACTTTGATGTTTATCCCAAAGTTTCTTACCATAATCAGTACCCCCTGTGTCTACAGGTAATTCTGTTGGCATACTAATAATTTGCTAGGTGTAATTTCTTAAGTGCGTTCTGTAATATTGTATATGCGTTAGTACATGCATATGCAGTAGTACATACTTTAGGAATTAACTTAACAACCTCCTCTGCTGTTTCAAGAACTGAATCATAACGTTCTGGTTTCTTAACTTCCTTCTTATAAACCTTTACCTTTTCTTCAGTTGGCTTGATAACTTCTTTTTGAGAAGTTTCCTTAGTTTTTGTCTTCTTCTTCCTCTTGAATACCATCTTCCCACCTCCTTGTTTCTGCTAATTCATTTTTGACTATCTCTCTTGCTTGTCTTACTGTAAGACCTGCATACTTTCGTAATTCTTCTGTTGTTTTCTTTTTAGTCCAAGAATAGTCAACAGAGTCTTGTAATGTTGATTTTATTATCTCAAAGTTTGCTGGAGTTATTCCATCTGGGAATTTATCCTTCTCCAAGTCCATGACTGCCTTTGTTTGTGCAAATGGTTTCTTTTGAGGTGATCCTTGCATTAAGCCACCCTCTCTTGATGGTCTTACATGTTTTGGTTCTCCTTCAAACCTTTGCTGATCTTCCTTTGGTGCTGCTGTTTCTCTACCTCGTTGACCAGGCTTCATAGTGTTCTGACCTTGTCCTTCCATCATCTCTCTTATTCCTATTACTGGATCTTTTGATACCTTGAACTCACCAGTATGTGTTCTTGTAATCTCAAAGCCTAATGTTTGTAATGCCTTCATATTTTCAATCTCAACACCTTGTATTTGTAGGTCTCTAAGTTTGTCTGTCTCTTCACCAGTCTTTAATTTTAATTCCCAATCATCAACTCCAATCATTGCAACAATCTTTGAAAGGAATGACTGTAGTAGAATGTCTTGCCCCCATTTTACTGCCCTGTTTGTAATTGTAACTTGAAGACCTTCTTGTGACCAACCAGTAGGAAGTTCACCGAAGTATAGTGGTAGTACTCCATAGATTGCACCTATAATCATTCGTAGTTCTTTTCTTATTGCTGTAAATTCTAATTCCTTAAGTGAACCAGTAAAGTCAATCCACTGTGCCATATTCTTGCCACCCTTATCAGATTCTACCAAAAGTGGGTGGATCATGTAAGGATCTTCAGTTGCCTTCTGTTCTAATGCATCCCAAGACTTTCTGAATGTCTCATAGTTCCTTGATGCAATAACTAACATACCTCTTGGTGGTCTCATCTTGTCGAAGTACTTTCTAATATACTCGTCCATATGTGATAGTGCCATTACCTTAGACCATATTGCATAGATTGGAGAGAATCCATAAATTAATCCTGGTTTGTATTTTCCAGCCTTCCATATGATTTCACCTTCACCATAGACAACTCGTTTAGGTTGTGGTATACCTACACTATAAACAGAGTTAACTTCTGCTACTGCCTTTAGTGCTTTAGTTTCACATCTATCACAAACTCCTTGTGTAAGTCGTTTGTCACGATGTTCGAACTTTGGACACACATATACTGGGTTATGTTTATCATCAAAGCCAATTCTACCGTCAGAATCTGCGATCATCGCAACTTGAGGAGGATCTATTCTTAACAGTTCCTTTATCTCAGTCTTCTTTGGATCTATCTCTTTTGTAGTGTCATTAATATAATAATTTTTTAACACAAGTAAATACGCATTATCGGCAATTTCTAAATCTCGTTCTAACTGCCTTGATATGTCTTCTAACGTTTGCTCGTTACCATTCAGTGGAACGTTTAAGAGGTCTTCAACTGCCAAGCGATTTTCAGGGGAAGGTCTTAATAGTTTAGGTGAACCACAGTTATCACACTCCATTCCTGCTTCCACGATAGTAGCCTTGTTAGTTGCGTCAGAACCAATAGTTGGTGTCAATGAATCATTAGTCTCTCTTGGCTGATCATCTGGTGTATTGCCTTTGAGTGGCTTGTATTGAAATTCTTTGGCACAGTTTGAACATTTATATTTCCATTTTTCAACAATCTCGAAACCATTCTTGAATATCTCTCTATTCAATGTCTCAATTGGTATTCTAAGCGAGTCAACATTATCTGCCAACTCATAAATCATAATAAGTGGAAACGGAAATATAGGTAACTTAGCACCAGTGTCGGTGCTCATATAAGGTTGAGCAATACTAGGTCTCACCGTGGTGGAGGTGTATGACTTATTGATTTGCGTCAAATTCTTAAATATGGTCTTAAACGTGTCTCCGAATCCCATAAGTAATTCAAATTACTACTCTATATAAACTTTGTTAATGCATTGTAAAGAAAGTGTAACGTTTTTGACTAGTTGCAAGTGCAATCGCCATCATAGCAATCAACACACTTTGCTTCTATAGTGCATCTGTTTGTACGGCTAGAGTCTACGCGAGGTAAAACCTCTTCTTCTCCTACTTCAATTTCATTCTCTTCAGACATTAGATAATATTAAATACGCCTCATATAAATAGATAGCGTGGAAGTAGTGTGAGTTTGCACATCCTAACGGAAAGACTGGTCTGACTAGCCAGCTTCCACAAAACATTATATAAACCCTAAATGCTTAAATATCATGAAAGACATTATTGGAAAGGGTGCTTCTTTCGTTTTGGACGCATTAAAATTTAATGAGGAATATAACTTTACTCCAGTAAAAGAAGAAGACCAGGAAATATTTTTTGGTTCAGTGGTTGGTTTAATCGAGGCAATGGGGGCTTTAATGCAAGAAGAGAACCCTCACTTCTACGGAAGAGTCGTAGACGCTCTTGAGAAGGTGGCATTGAAATAATGGTAGAACTGGATGCCGATGACTTTGGTAATATTATGGATTGGTTTGCTCTTGCCTACGGAAAGTTAGATCCGAAGAAGATTCCAGTTCCATCGAAACGGACATTCTGGAAGATTACATTCTTAGTTGAGGACTTTATCAAGGAAAACAAAGAAGAAGTGTAAAGATTTATATGTGGTATTATTTATTCACTCCCTATGGGAGATTCAGTGAAACGCACAAACGAGATAATCTCTGTGTTAACTCATGTGGAAGTATGGAAGGAAAAACTTTTAGAGGAATTGGATGCGATTAATGTGGGTAGTGTTTCATATAAATGTCCAGAATGTGAATTTACTTTTGATGGAACCATTGATAAGATTTATGTAATATTAAAACACCAGAGGAAACACCACTTTGATGGGAAATAAGCAACTAGGGAAGGTAATATGTGTTGCATGCACTGAAGCCTTTGCCGACCATAGCAAGAGGGGGCTTATAAGATGTATGTTTAGAATCCAGGGAACATTGGTCTCTGATGGTATTAGTAATAAGATTAAGGAGATAGATGATAATGATGTATGATGATAAGAAGACATATACGGCTCATTATAATGACTGGAAGAATATAATGAAAAACATGGGTGAGTTTGACAGTGATGGATATATAACAAAGGATCAGTTTGAATATAGAAAAAGATTATTGGGGAAGTTAATAGATGGATACAGTTTATTGCAGAAAGTGTAAAGTGCGATATAATACACCACACTGCCCACTTTGCAAGAGTGATAAAGATGGGATTAAATTCGATGATTGAAGTTGAAATAACAGAAGAACAGAGGGATAGGGCTTATGATATATCCAACCCAGGAAAAGTGTTCAACCAAAACAAAACTGGTTCTAGGGCAGGCTTTATTGGTGCGTTGGGTGAAATCGTTGTCTCCGACTATCTTGGTATAAAACCTCATGTTTATGATGAAGAGTTAGAAGTTTATGATTATGATATAATGTATAATGATAAGAGACTTGAAGTGAAGACAATGAATCTATACAAACCCCCCTCGGAAATTACCGACTGTTGCACAACGACTTACTACAGTCAGAAGTGTGATGGGTATGTATTTGTAGGTTTACTTGCTGATAAGAGTAAGGCTTGGATTGAAGGATATATAACTGCTAAACGTTTCTTCAAGGATGCGACCTTGATGGAAAAGGGAACTACACGCCCTCGCGATGGTTTCGTATATAGATGGGATAACTGGGTTACTACGGTTGGAAACCTCGACTCGATTGACGAACTTGTATCTACGTAATTTGTATCGCTAGCAAAGTTTTTTTTTCGTTTTTTCTCCATATGTACCAGGTCGAAAATTTTCCGTTTTGGTACAGTATGGAAGAGCTTTTTTGCATATTGCTTATATATTATATTGTGTTAGGGTTTGCAAGAACATGACAAACGCAAAAAAACTTACAACCGAACAATATTCTGAGGCAAGAGAAGAAATTCTTTTCAAGTGCCAAAGAAAAATAACATCTGCTATATCTGCACAATTCAAACAGTTAGAAGCATTAGAGAAAAAACAGAATATTAAAGAAGTTGTCAAAACACAAAAAGCCAAAGAAGTTAAAACCGATTCTAAATCCTTATCCAAAGGAGTTAAGGAAACTGCAAACACTCTAAACTATGGTAAGAGCCGAGCAGGTCAAAAAGATTGGTTTATTGTTGGCGTGAACTTTGATTCACACCCACAATTAAAACTAACTGAATTGAATATCAGTAGAACAAAAGCCTTTATTAGAAATTCAGGCTTTATGACTGAGGACTCAGTTAAACAGTTCATATCTGAAAAGGTATTAACAAAACTAAATGGCTTTAAATTAGGTGGATTATATCAATCCCCTTTCCCCTCCTTTTCTTTAGAGGCTTTACAATCATGACCACTATAACAACAATCACATCTAGTGCTGTAGGAAAGCTTAACGTATCTGTTAAGATTCCTGATTATGCAGTAAGAGATAGAAAATGTCCATTGAACAAAATGTCAAAGATTCATATCGAAAGTGATATGTTTCTAAGAGCTGGTAGCCCAGAACTAAGGGCTTACATCTTGGCACTTTGTAAAATCAATAGGGGTGAGATAACACAAGTAGTTATTAACACCAAATCAGGCGAAAGCCTCCCTCCTTTTTTATCATCTAATAATTTAATAGATGTAGGGGGTGAATGTGAATGACAGATATGCAAATCAAAGATTACAAAAGCATTATTGATTGGTATGTAAAGAAAATTGAGAGCCAGTCAAGAGAGATAGAAACTCTAAGGGCTAGAGTTAGACTGATGGATAGAATAATGCTAGAGCATAATCATAGTAGGAATTGTAGCCTACATGAATCAGCAATAGAATATCTAAACCAGTAAGAGTCCTGGAATCCAGGAATCTTATCCCCTTCTTTTTATTTATATAACTAATTAGTAGAGGGAGCTGAGCTCTTACACCTATCCTCCATAATTAGTTGTACAC